TATATGTTGTCAATAAGTCTTGTGCCATTACTGATACAGGTACTTGATTGTCTTCATAATCTTCAGGATTGTATGACCAATTACCAGAGATTGCCTGGTCAAAATACTTTTGCATTACTGCAACGATATTTATATATCCTTCATTCCCTTTCATATCCCATAATAAACTATAATTGTTTTTCAATCTTCTATAATCAGGTACTATTTGTTTTAAAGGACCTTTTTTACTTTTCTTAACACTTAAATAATCTCTAGGTGGTTCTATGCCGTTTGTTGCATTAGATACCACACTAGAGGATTCTGATGGCATTTGGGCCGTGAGTGTGCTATGTCGTAACCCATATGTTTTGATTTCTTTTCTCAACCACTCCCAATCATAGGTAAGATTTCTGGTTACAACCTCGTCTACCTCTTTCTTGTAAGTGTCAATAGGAAGAATACCATCGGAATATTTTGTTCTATCAAAGTATTCGCACTTGCCTTTTTCTTGTGCAAGTTCTTTACTTGACTTCAATAGATAATACTGGAATGCTTCTGTTAATTTATCAACTTGTCTCCACGCAAGTTTCTGATCGTATCTGTAACCTTTTTTAGCAAGATAATGTGCAAGTCCGATATAACCTATACCTAAACTTCTTCTTGCCTTTGTAGATATTTCAGCAGCGTTTATAGGATACTTTTGATGATCTATAATTTCATCTAACGCCCTAACTGCTAAATCACACAACGGTTCTAATTCATCTCTTTTGTCAATTAGTCCTACATTAATAGCAGATAAAATACATAATGCAATTTCACCTTCTTGGTCTATGTGTTGTATAGGATCAGTAGGTAAAGTAATTTCTTGGCACAAGTTTGACATTCTAATTAAATCTTTAAATGATGAGTGAGTATTACAATGGTCAATATTCATTATATAGATACGACCTGTTTCTGCTCTTTCTTTTAGAATATTACCAAAGAGTGTTTGTGCTGATACTTTCTTTTTAGATACTGATAATTTTCTTTCTGCCTTTAGATATAGTTCATCAAAATTATCTGTACCCCACGCCTCATATAATTCAGGTACTTCGTGTGGTGAAAACAAAGTTATGTCTTCTTCGTTAATAAATCTTTCGTAAAATAGTTTTGATATTTGTATAGAGTAATCTAATTTTCTAACTCTATTATCTTCGGTACCTTTATTGTTCTTTAAAACAATAATGTCTTCTATCTCTTGGTGCCATATAGGAAAGTGTACAGTTGCACTACCACCTCTTACACCGTTTTGTGTACAACATCTTACAGTTGCCTCAAACTTTTTAAGAAAAGGAATAACACCTGTGTGTTGTACTTCACCACCTCTAATTCTACTATTGATACCTCTTATTCTACCTGCATTGATACCGATACCTGCCCTTTGAGCAACATATCTACCAATTGCCATATCACTTGAAAAGATACTTGGTAAAGTATCATCAACATCAACTAATACACAACTTGCATATTGTTTAATAGGTGTTCTTACACCTGCCATTACTGGTGTTGGTATGTTTATTTTAAATTGTGATATTGCGTCATAGTATTTTTTAACATATGACATTCTTTTGTTTTTAGGATACTTAGCAAATAGTGTAGCAGAAATCATCATATACATAAATTGTGGTGTTTCAAAAACTTCACCACTTGATCTATCTTGTACTAGATACTTGTCAATAACTTGTCTTAATCCTGCGTAGGTAAAATCATAATCTCTATTGTGATTAACCCAACCTTCCATTCTATCAAAATCTTTTTTCTCGTACAATTCTAAAATAGAATTATCATAGACACCTTTCTCTATACATTTTTTAGTGTGATCGTATATGTGTGGGTGATCCCAAAGTTTATCTATAACTTGTTTTCTTAAACTATAAAGTAATAATCTAGCAGCAACATATTGATAGTTAGGATTTTCTAAAGAAATTAAATCTGCAGCTGACTTGATAAGTATTTGTTGAATTTCATCTGTTGACATTCCATCATAAAATTGTAGACCACTTTGCATTTCAACTTGTGATGATGATACACCTGATATATCTTCTACAGCATACTCTACCATATCGTGTATCTTTTCAATGTTTAAAGGTTCTTTTCCTCGTTGTCCTCGTTTCACTACATTTATAATTTCTTGTACCATATTAAACCTTTTTCCAGTGAGTTAATTTTGTTAATGCTGCTAATTTATTGTATGTGTTCTTACTTATAATATTTTCAATTTCAGACGGACTTGTGCCATTCATAATCATATCGTTTACATCTTTAAGTTGTATGTCGTCTGGCCATATAACAATATTATAATTCTTTTCAATCACTTTATACATTCTGTCAACTATTTCTTTGTTGCGAGGTTCGTTGTCAAATATGTATAAAACTTTTTCATTAGGTATTTTATTTTTTAAAAATAAATCTGCACCAGCGGCAGCAAGACTATTGCTAATAAAAAGACTATCAATCGGGCCTTCAACGATCTTAACCTGCTTGGTAAAGTTGACTCGTTCAAGCCCATAAATTTTTTGTTTGTTTTCATCTAGTTTTATTGTTAGATACTTTGGTTGTTCTTTACCGAAAGCTCTACCTTGAAAAGCAAACAATTTTCCTGTCGTATCAAAAAACGGTATGATAAGTCTAGGATGATCTTTAATAACTTTGTAAGTTTTAGGTTTTACTTTGTTAACTAAAGTCATAAACTTATTGCATAGATATAGAATATCAAAATACTTTTCAGGTATCTTTCGTTTCGTACAGTATAATCTAGCTGGATGATCTTCAGGCAAATCAGAAATAGATTTTAGATCATCTAGTATTGTCTGATCTTTAAACTTCGTTGGTTTAAAATCAAACTTCGGTGCCGGTGTCGCAGGTGCCGATCCTTTGTATCTCTCTAAAACATATTCAGAATATAGTTTAGGGTCTACAAATTTTAAAAAGTTGGCAAAGTTTTGCCCTTGTCCACAATTATGACATTTGAAGAACATATCGTTTTTTACACGATAAAGGTATGCTCTCGCCTTTGTCTTGGACTTTTGTGAGTCTCCACAATGAGGACATCTAAAGTTGAATAAGTAATCAGTTTTCTTCTTAAACTGACTTAATCTACTTGAAACATCATTAATAAATTTTAGATCAATATAACTTGACATAGCAGTATTCACTATACTACATTTGTACTAAAAAGTCAAGCGTAATATGAACCGACTTTTTCAGTCAAAAATTAGTCGGCGAATCTTCCTGCAGGTAAAAAGTGTGGTTTTGATCCTAGTTTAGAGACCTGTACCATTCATCATTTTTATTATAGGCATTAGATTTTTAGATAAAACCCAACCTACTGCGAGAAAAGCACCTAAGATAATCCATCTATACTTTTCTAATACACCTACACGACTACCTATGTCATTACGCAATGCTTTTATCTCATTGAGTAATCTCTTTTCAACTTGATCCATTTCTCTTTGTAAATCTCTATATCCAGAATCAATTTCATTCTGTCGTTCTCTTAATTTTGTAAAGATAACTTCGTCTGTTTGTTCTGCTCTTTGGATTTTTTCTTCGTGTACTGCCAACATAGACTTAACACAAGTAGAAACATCTGTTAGTTTATCTATAGCAGTATCTAAACGACCTTGAATATCTTTTGAATTTTCTATCTCTTGTTTTAAAGTTGCTAATTCAACTCTTATATCTGTACTGTCTGCCATTAAAATTCTCTCTCAATCCAACTATATATTGACCAGTTGTACCATAATAAAAGACCTGATATTAGTATTAAATTGATTGTTCCGTAGTCCATATTATTTCTCTATTGTGTAAATGGTTACCTTGTTTGATTTACCTTTTACAGTTACCTCGTCTAATTTTTTGAAATTGTATAATGTAGATATATCTTTGTATGTGTCTTCTCCGACAACTAGTGTGGCGTCATAGTTTTTAGAAACTCCTTCTAATCTACTTGCCAAATTCACGGAATCGCCAATAACAGAATAGTCAAACCTTTGTTCACTACCCATATTACCTACAATACATTTTCCTGTATTGATTCCAATACCTATATTTATGACATTGTTATCTCCAAACCCATTCATATTATTTAAATATTTTAATTTATCTATCATTTCTAGTGCTGAAGTTATTGCTAATTCTTTATGTTTAGGTGTGTCAATAGGTGCATTCCAAAATGCCATTATACAATCGCCCATATACTTATCAATTGTACCATTATTCTTCATTATTATATCTGTCATAGGTGTTAAAAATCTATTAATAACTTTTGTCAAATCTGCAGGATTACTCTTATACTTTTCTGACAATGGTGTAAACCCTCTTATATCACAGAATAAAAATGTTAGTTCTTTTGTTTCGCCACCTAGTTTTAATAAGTCAGGATTCTTTTGCAACTTCTTAACCATCTTTGGTTCTAGGTAGTGTTCAAACTGTTTTTTAATTTGTAGTTTTAATCTGTTCTCTCTAGCAAAATTATTATATATTAAGTGTGTCCATACAATAGTCATTGCAATTGCAATATAAGACCAGTCTGTCATTATCATTTTACTATGCCATAGATAACCAGCAGATAAAGCAATATCAATATATGCACCAAATAGTAATACTGCTGA